ACAGAATAACCTACGAGGAGGTTATTAATGGAGGCGATAATGCAACAACTGGAGACCCTTTACACACAGAAGAAGGGACTAGATCTTCAATGGGAGCAGGAGCATCTTAAAGAGGGTAAATATACTCTCGATATGGTTAAGATTGACAGAAAAGTTAGAGATGTCATTAGCCAAATCAAACTGGTAGAGGCAAAAAAAGCCGATGCGCAGAATAAAATAGAAGCTTCGCAACCACAAGTTTCAGTAGCTACTTAATAAAAAGCTACATCGTTGAATAAATCTCATTCACATTACAGGCTCTCTTGCGCTCTAATCAAAACTAGTATATAAAATATTCACTATACAATTAATTAGAATACAGACGCGTATAGTCGACGGCCTAGAGACTGTATTCGGAAAACTAGGAGGATATAATTATGGCAAAAACTACATTTCAAGGACCAGTAAAGTCTTTAAACGGTTTTCAAGGTGTTGGAACTGGAAACTCTGTATCAATCGGAGCAGGCGCAACTTCTTTAACTGTTGATAGTCACGCTGGTAGAATGTTGTACCACAATGTTGCTGGTGCAGCTACTTTGACTTTACCTGCGATTAATTCAACAGCTGATTCAGGTGTTG